AATAGTTATTTTCCAACTGTAATATGGAGCGAGGAAAAACCAGAGTTTGTTAAATCATTAAACAAAGCAAGTAACAAGTATATTGTTGATGCTCGTAAAAGAGAAAAAGCATATATAAAAAAATATGGTGACTTTGGAAGGTCATATCACTCAACACCGCTTACAAATGATAATGATTTTTTAGATTTTAGAAATTACATTGGTCAAAAATCTTGGGAGTATTTAGATCATCAAGGTTATGATATGTCTAAGTACACAACTATGTTTTCTGAAATGTGGGTGCAAGAGTTTGCTAAAAAAGGTGGTGGACATCATTCAGCACATATACATTGGAATCAGCACGTCTCAGGATTTTATTTTTTAAAATGTAGTGAAAAAACATCATACCCTGTTTTTCACGAACCAAAGACTGGCGCGAGAACAACCAAATTACACATGAAACCAAACATAAAAGGTATATGGCCTGGTCACGAACAGTTTCACCTTAAACCAAAACCAGGCACACTTATTATATTTCCAGGTTATTTAGAACATGAGTATGCAGTAGATCATGGTAAAGAACCGTTTAGATTTATACATTGGAACATACAAGCCGTTCCAAAAGAAATGGCTAAAGATGTCTAGAGAAATTTTTCCAAACATAGGATTTATAGAAAGTAAATTAAATAAAGAAACTATGAATAGATTAAAGTCTTACATAAAAAATAAAAAAGGTAGTCATAAATCTAACTTGGCTGGAAATATAAGTAAATCTTATAGTATTATAGATAAAGATAATTGGTTTTTTAAAAATGTTTTATTAAAATTAATAAATGAATATCCTCAAGAAGATTTAAAAGCTATTGTACCATCGGTTTTAACCAAAAACTGCATGTATGTTTTAAATTCATTTTGGGTTAACTTTCAAAAAAAATATGAATTTAATCCTATGCATTCACACACTCAATCTGTTTTTTCATTTGTAGTTTGGATGAACATTCCATCAAGTTACAAAAAAGAAAAAGAAATTCCTTTTTTAAAAGAATCTAACCAACCTCTTTCAAATACTTTTCAATTTATTTATACCAACGCTTTAGGAAATATTTCTACTGTTGATTTTTATTTAGAACCAGAAGATGCTGGTACTATTTTACTTTTCCCTGCTGATTTACGTCATCAAGTAAATCCTTTTTATTTATCTAATAAGGAAAGAGTAAGTATATCAGGTAATATAGCATTAGATCCGAAACAAATAATAGAATGAGTTTTAAAAAAAATAAATATACAATAATTAGAAAAGCTATATCAAAAGATCTTGCGGTATTTATTGCAAACTATTTTAGAATGCAAAAACAAGTTTATGATACTTGTAGACAATCAAGATACTTTTCACCTTTTGAAAATATACTTGGATACTATGAAGAGCCAGACGGACAAATACCTAATACATATTCTCAATATGCAAATATGGCTATGGAAACTTTATTACTTAAATGTCAACCAGGTATGGAAAAAGCCACAGGATTAAAATTATATCCTGCTTATACTTATGCAAGAATCTATAAAAAAGGTGATGAACTCAAGAGACATAAAGATAGATTTAGTTGTGAAATATCCACCACGATGAATCTTGGTGGTGATGATTGGCCCATATATCTAGAGCCCTCTGGTAAAGAAAATATGAAAGGTATTAAGGTGGACTTAAAACCAGGAGATATGTTGGTTTATTCTGGCTGTGAGTTAGAACATTGGAGAGAAAAATTTAAAGGCAAAGAATGCGTACAGGTTTTTCTGCATTATAACAATCGTAAAACACCT